TTTCATTAGAGAATCATATTGCAGATAAGAAGAATCCTCATGAAGTAACGAAGGAACAAGTAGGTCTAGGTAATGTAGATAATACATCTGACTTAGACAAACCTGTTTCTCATTATCAACAGGTTGCTCTTGATAAGAAGGCTGAACTTGGACCTGATGGAAAAATACCTGAAAGTCAATTACCTGAAAGAACAATGCATAGTTTGTTCTATAAGGGTACTTGGGATGCTGAAAGGAATTTACCAACACTAGCTAATGGAGATAAGGCACAAGATGGTGATTACTATTTAGTTAATAATGATGGTGAGTCCTTTGGATATAAATTCATGGTAAATGATATTATATTCAATGCCAGTGGAATTTGGTATAGAATGATGGGCTCTAATAAGAGAGATAATCCTACTGAATTTAAGATTACTAAATTCACAGCAGATAGAACTTTATTAGAGAGAGGTGAATCAACAGAAATTACTCTTGAATGGGAATATCAATTGACCCCAAGTGGACAAATTAATTTCCAATTCATAGATACTCATGATATTCCTGTTGAGGAACGTACTTATAAGATTACTGCCACTGGAGGACAAACATTCACATTGAGAGGTTCGTATCTAAGTGAAGTTGCAACAGCTACTTTAACGATTGATACAGCTGATAAGGTTTATGTAGGTGCATCAAGTAATTCTGCTCCTACTGACTCTGACTTTATAGCAATGAATTCTTTCTTCTCCTTCGGTGATAATGAATTCCCATTCACTCCTATTGATTGTTCAGGAGGTAAGTATATTTACGTAGCAATTCCAACAGAAGAGTATAGTAAGTATAGAATCTATTGTAATAATTATCCTGTTGATGATGTAACAGTATACTCTAGACGTATAACTAACATCTTTACTGGATATACTGATTATACAATTACTAAACTTGCTAATCTCTATTATGGAATACTAAATATTGAAGTTAAATTAATTGATAAAAGATAATGCTAGGAAATGATTTAAAAGGAACGGTACTCTATTCGGGTATCGTTCCCACCAATACTTCTGACGTATATCCAACACATTCAGCCATTTATGGTATGGGAGGCTACCGCTCAGTGGAAACAATAGCTGAGCGGGATGCTATTCCTGTAGAGCGTTTAGAATTAGGTGCTAAGGTATTAGTTACTGACCTAGAGACTGAATATTATGTACGAAGTATTGCAGAGGATGGTACTGTAACTTGGGAATTAGATACTAGACTAATAGCAGATAGATTACTTCCTACTCCTATGATGGAAGGTACTTGGAGTTTTTCTAATAGTCTTGGAGAAGAAGTAACTGCAGATAGCCTTGGTATAACAAATGTAAATTCTAAAGTTATAACTATAGAGAAAGGATATAAAGCAAGTTTAGCTGGTAGATTTAAATGGACAGTAACAGATTACCAAACATATAAAGATCCAGAAACTTGTAGTGGAGATCTTGGGACTACTTTACCTAGTAATGGAGTATTTTCGGAAATTAGTAATATAACTGGTATAACAGAAAATAGAATAATTAAGGAAACTATTTCAGCCAAGAAAAAAGGCTTAATGATTAGCGGAAATTCTGTTATAAAAGCAGAAGGACTTGATAGTTTTTCCGATCAATATGAGATAAAGTTTAGACCAAGAATATATTTTGGAACAGTAACTAGTAAAACTCCATCTGCTAGTGATATATTAGCATTATCAGGAACAAAATTATTGGATGAAAGTAACTCTGAAAGAATAACTAATATTACCGCTTCAGGTACTCAGTATTATTGCTATTCTTACCCGAAAGAACTTGGAACTCTTAGTATGATTGTTCAAAATGGAGGTGCTGCTATATTAGAAGATTTTACTAGATCTGAAATTAATATAGTAAGTGGTTCTGGAATTTCAACTTCTCATTATGTATATATTTCGAAATACAAAGGAGCATTTCAGAATGTTATATTAGATTTTAAAATTTAAAAATAGAATACAATGGCTAAATATCCGGCACAATTACAATCTGCGAATCTTAATGAATTCGGTATTGTCTATGCTGAAGAAATACAAGGCCATAAAACAGTTGCTACTCTGAATGCACTTTATGCTATCACAGATCCTATTCTTAGCAAATCCGTAGTGAATACAAATAATGATGCTATCGGGCAAGAATGGTTCGTTACATCAGAGGGTTGTTATTACAGATTAGACAACTGGGCCAATAGACATACAGCTTCTGGATGGACTAAACTTCAAGTAATAGATACAGAGTTTAATAGTCTTTCTGCACATGGAGCTGATAAGATAAAAAATTTCACGACATCTCCTAGCACAGTTACTCTCAACTATAATACGTGGAGATCTTCGACTACTACCGCTGCGAATAATATTACGCTGCCTGCTGCTACACAATCTGCAGCGGGTGTTTTAAGCGCAGCGGATAAAACTAAGTTAGATGGATTAAATACAGATTCTATTAATGATATATCTGTAAAATCTGATGCTAATAAAGCTACTATTACATTTGTATCTGATAATGGTAATGAAGAAGATATAAGTACTACTATAGACTTTCCTATATCTACTTCTTCCGCAGCAGGTACAATGAGCGCCAAAGATAAAACAGAATTAGATAGAATTAATACTGCTAACTTTGCTCTTGGCGCTGTAACTCCTGCTGCGTCTACTGTAGGAATAGCTGCTTCTAAAACAAATGTTACTGATGGTACTACCGCTGCGAATAATATTACGCTGCCTGCTGCTACACAATCTGCAGCGGGTGTTTTAAGCGCAGCGGATAAAACTAAAGTTGACCGAATCACAGGTACTAATCATGTTATCTCTCAGCCTACTACAACAGCTACCTCAAGAGTAATTACTATAACGGGTATAAATCCTACAAATAATAAAGCAGTTTCTAGTTCTATCACTCTTCCAAAAGTATCAGAAACTCAGGCAGGTCTCGCAAGTGCATCTGATAAGAAAACTCTCAATGCTATTAAAACTCTTGGGAATTCTTCTCACTTGAAAGATGATGGTTGCTGGACTAGAACAGCTTATGATGTAGCTATAAACTTTACTTGTACTGATGTTAGTGGTAATTCTACAGATACTGATGCAAAATCAGAACATTCAGTTAATATTGGAGCTGCATCATCTACTCTTGCAGGGGTAATGACTTCAACCGATAAGACAGAACTTGATAGAATAACCACAGCGAATTTTGCTTTAGGTGCAGTTACGCCAGCAGCTTCAAGTGTAGCTATCGCAGCAACAAAAACAACTATTTCTACAGGAGTTAGTGCAGCAAACAATATAACTCTTCCCGCTGCAACTGCTAGTGTAGCTGGTGTTATGACTGCTGCAGATAAAGTAAAGCTTGATACTACTCTTCCTAACTTAATTAACTCTAATAAAACAACTATTGATAATTATACTGTAAATGGAATTAAAATTTCTACTAATCCCGTTGTAACAGGAGCAAATACTAAAGTAACTGGGTATTCAAAACCAACTACGACTGGAGCTATTGCAGCAACTGATAGTATCAATGGAGCTCTTGGAAAATTAGAGAAAAAGTTAGATGATGAAGTAACTAATAGAACTAATGCTGTTTCAAATCTAACTAATACAGTAAATAATAATAAGACTACAATAGATAACTATACTGTTGGAGGAATAAAAATTTCTGCTAATCCTAAAGTGGCAAATGGAACAAATACTACAGTATCTACTGCTAATAGTACGATTACTTGGTCTCTAAACTCTACTATATCACTTACTAGAGTTAATGCTTCTAGTGGATTCTATCAGACTTCAGATAAACGTTTGAAATCAGATATTAAACCTTTGGAACATACACTTGAGGAGATTTGTTCTATTCCGACAGATTCATTTATTTTAGGTGGGAAAAAAGACCTTGGAACTATAGCACAAGAACTTGAACCAACTTTCCCTGAACTAGTAACAGACGCCGAACTTAAACAATCCGATGTACCTAACCCTGAAAACTTTGAAACCATTGAGAAAGATGGTGAAACATATGTTCTAGTTAAGGAAGTTGATTATTCTAAAATTAGTATCTTAGCTATCGAAGGTATTAAATTACTAAAAGAAGAAATAGATGAATTGAAGAAACAATTATCTAGTAAGTAAAAATAATAAAGAGGAGGATTAATATTCAGTTTATTTCTGAAGAAAATCCTCCTTTTATTTTAATTATTAAACATATGGATCAAATAATTCATTTTAAAGCAAATACTGAATTATTCTCTAGTAGATCCGAAGCAATCCTAGCCCTTAAAAATATTATATTCTCTCAGGGTGAACCAGTTATCGCAGTTTATGGTACAACTCCACAAAATGCTAAAATTATACTGGCTATCGGAAAGAGAAATGGAGCAGGTGATGGAGCTTTTGAAATTATATCTACTGGAGAAGATATGACTGAAACTTTAAATATCATTAATAATCTTGAAAATGATTTTACAAGTCATATCGAAACAGGTGCAGGGGATGGAACTCTAGGTCATGTTATTACTGGAGGAGATATAACTTTCAATAACGGAATAGGAACAGTAAATGCAGCAGGAAAAGTAAAAAATAAGATTAAGTTTACTGGTGGAAATTTTACCGATGAAACTATAGTAGAATTTGATGGTTCAAAAGCTGTAACTGTAGAAATTCCAAAGCCTTCCAGTAGTCCAGCAAAACCACTAGGAGCAAGTAGTTCTGGGATCTCTAATGAATGGTCTAGAGCCGATCACGTACATGAAGCCCCTAAAACTATCTCAGGGAATGCAGGAAGTGCTAATAAATTAAGTAGTAAGAGAAGTATAACACTTACGGGAGCAGTAACAGGAAATATAGTTACTGATTTTTCCGGAGATGTTGTTCTGAATACTAATAAAAACCATACTCATGAAATCTCTGAGGTTAATGAATTACAAGGAAAGCTCGATAACCTAGAAAAAACCAAAGCTCCTATAGATAACCCAGAATTTACAGGAACTCCAACAGCACCAACTCCAAGTGCAGGAACTAATACAAACCAATTAGCCACTACTGCATTCGTAATTAAAGAAATTGGAGATAAAATAGAAGCTGCAGTAGCTCTCAAATTTAAAGGAACTCTAGGAACCACAGGAACAGTAAAATCTCTCCCTTCTAGACATACAACAGGAGATGTCTATGTTGCTACTTCAGGCGCTCCAAATGTATCTGGAATGAGATTAGAACCTGGAGACTTAGTAATTTGTATAAAAGATGGTTCGGCTGCTACAGATTCTGATTGGACTGTTGTACAAACTAATATCGATGGAGCTGTTTCTGGACCTGAAAATGCTGTCTCTGGAAATATTGTTACTTTCTCAGGAACTACAGGGAAAGCAATATCAGATTCAGGTAAGTCACTTCAAGATTTAGCAAAAGTTACTACAACTATATCTGCAGGACCAGGTCTTATTGGAGGTGGAACAATCGGAGAAAATAGAGTAATATCACATGCTTCCCAACCAACTGCAGGAACTAATGCTATCTCTAATGAAGGATCTTTTATTACTAATGTAAAAATTGATTCTTTCGGACATGTAGTAGAAGCACTGAAAGGAAATATCGAAGGTTCTTATACTGCACCCTCCGGAGAATATATAAGTAATATTACCCTCACCGGAAATACTCTTGTCGGAAATTCTCATAAGTTCCCAGATATTACAATTGATGGAGGAGAAGTAAAAGACTCAGAAGAATTTATAAGCGGACTCTCTATTGATACAGTTCTAAATAATCATAAAATAAAAGTAACTAAAGGAACACTCCCTGGAATAACTGTCACCGGAGATTCTACAGGAGACCGAAGATATGTTTCTGGAATTACTTCAGATAAACATCACGGAATCATATTTGAAACTAGTGAAGAATCTGGTAAACTTAGAATCTCTGAAGTTGGTTCTGCTGATTACCTAGAGAATAAAGTATTACCAGGTGAAGAAACAGGAAATTCTTATTCAGTTAATGTAGAATCCAAAGAAGATGCACTCAGATTAACTACAACTATTGACGAAATTGATGGGGGTAGTGATAAAGGAGGAACTGGAGCTGAAAAGAAACAGATAATAAGATTAAAACGATACACATCTTCAGGGATAATTCCAGGAGGTCTTAAGGAAGGTGAAGTTGCCATAAATATAGCTGATAATTACCTCTATACTAATGATGGCACCAAGACTATCAGAATATATCCTAATGCAACAACTTCATTTGATGGTTTATTGTCTAAAGAAGATAAAGCTCGTCTAGAAAAAGCTATAACTGATATTGAAGATCATGGAACTAGCTTGGAAACTATAAATAATGAACTGGATGTCTTAGGTGATCGAATAACAAATACTAAAACAGAACTCGAAGGAAAAATAGAGAAAGAAGCAGAAGAACGAGAAGCTGCCGATCAAACTATTACAGAAAGACTTGATCAAGAAGTAACAGATAGAGTTAGTGATAGTAATTCAATCCGAGATGAGATAATCAGACTAGAAGATGAATTAACTGAGAAGATAAAAGAAATTACTGGTTCTGGAGGTGAAACTATAGATAATCTTGCAGCAGAAGTTTTAGCTAGACAACAAGGAGATGATTATAATTTCGACCTTCTTAAGTTTGCAATCCAGAGAGTAAATTCTTCAGCAGGCTTCATAGATCCAAACCCAGATGATGATAATATTTATAGTGATTTTCCTAATTTATCTGATACACACTACCTAAGAGGACAAAATTCTTTAGTGGGATGTTTGAGAGCATTGGATAACAAAATCTATGAACTCGAACAAGCATTAACTATTAAAATTGTAGAGGGAGGAGGAGAATAATGGCACTAACTAATTTTTATAAAGGACCTGAGGCTGAGTATTCTAGAGATGAACATATTAATGGAATCTATATGAGCACTGATTCTAATAAAGTCTGGATATTCGGACAACCAACACAAGAATTATCAGATATTATAGAAAAAACTGATTATGATGCTCTTGAATCTAAAGATCCGAATTTAATATATATCGTAAAATTATCAGAAGAATGAAAAAATTAGTTCTAATCCTGATCACTATTCTATTAATTATTTCTTGTGGTACTTCCCGAAAATTTAATACTACTTTTTATGAAGGCTTTTCGATAGAACCACAAAGAATAATAGATAGTATAACTACAGCAAACTTACTTCCGGCGTTTATGGAATATCGAGAATGGCCTAAGTCGATGTATTTTACTAGTGATTCAGTTATAACTACACAGTATACAACTATAACCACTAAAGAAGATACGACTTATGTATTCTCGATAACTGAATCCGCCGGAGATAGTATATATTTAATTAAATTTAGAAAGGAATAAAATTATGGATTTCGTATCAGTATTTTCAACATTAGCTGCTTTAGTGGCTGGTGTTCCTGTTGTTACGCAGGCAATCAAAAGAATTATAGGTAAAGAACTTCCAGGGTGGGCTAATCAATTAATTTCTTGGATAGTCGCTATTGGATTATGTATGTTTGGTTGGTTTTTCGATCTTGGATGTCTTGCTGAAGCTTCTTGGTGGCAATCTCTCATAGTAGGTGCTGGTGTTGGATTAGCTAGTAACGGTGTATTTGATATTTTATTTGTTAAGCAATTGTTAGAAATAATTTTTAAAAAGAAATAATAAATAAGTTTATTTTATTCTGATTCATTTAGATAGAGAGAAAGTATTTTAATAAAGGTTGCAAACTTTATTATCTGAAATCTCTCTTTTAAATCTAAATGAATAATGAATATAAATCAAATAAAAAAATGAATCAGATAATGAATGATAATAAACAAACCTTAAACTTTATCCCAAGAAATATTGAAAAATTTCCTAATATTTCAGAGAACGAATTTATTCCTATGAAATATATAGATTTATCAGGAGAATTGTATAATCTAGATAATTATCTAATTAATAAAAAAGGAGAAATAAAAAATATTACAACTAATAGAATAAGAGGAAATCGCTCTACTAATAGACCTTATGTATATATTACCATTAGTTTTAATAATAAGGATAAAAGTTTTGCTTTACATAGATTATTAGCCTCTACTTTTCTATTAAATCCGGACATAAAAATATATACAGTAGTTAACCATATAGACCATGATCCTAAAAACAATTCGTTATCTAATTTAGAGTGGGTAACTTTTAAGGAGAATAGCAGTTCTAATAGAAGATCTAAAAAATCTGAAGATAAATTATTTCAATATATAGCTTTAGATGATAATAGGAATGAAGTATTTAAAATAACAAGAAGAGATAGTAAAGGATTTGATGTAGACTGTAATATACCTCTTGCAATAAAAGAGGATAGAAAGTATAAAGGATATTACTGGAAAAAGATGATAGAAGAAATTTATTTATTCCAGGATACTCAGGAAATCTAAATGATTATGAATGGTATAAACATTGGAAATATCCAGGATTGTATGTATGTAAAGAAGGATTTATTAAAAATAAAGTATCTATTCTAGGAACATTATTTCCCTCTGGATATGTAGAATTTTCAGTTTCTAAAATTGATGAAAATGGAAATATTTATAGATATCACACTGGAGTACATAGAATAATAATGGAGTTTCTTATTAAAAGAGAATTGACTGATAAAGAAGTCGTAGATCATATTAACACTATAAAACATGATAATCGATTTGAAAATTTAAGACTTTGTAATAATCAGGCTGAAAATTTACAAAATATCAATACTATAGTAAAAAGAGCTAAACCTGTTATTTTAGCTGATCTATACGGTGATTTCTTAGATAGCGGAACTGTAAAATATTTAGAAGAAGTTACTGGAGTTGATAGCATATCTCTAATATATAATAATATTAATTCAAGAAAGTATATAGCTTTTTATAAAGAATCTCGAGAGGATTTATTTAGAAAAATGGAAGCTGTAATATATGTATTTTCTGAAGATAAAAGTAAAGTGTTAAATGCATTTGTATCTATTAGAGATGCTGCTAAAATTCTTAAAATACGCAGAAATATAATTTCAAATTGTATAAATACTGGAAATTTTATAAAAAGTAACAATAATATCATGTATATAATGAAAGGTCTTGAAGCAGTTAAATTAATATCGTCTTTAGGACATGGAACAGCTTATAATATTAACTAAATTATCAATTAACATATGAGATCTTACGGTTATATTAAAACAGAAAACCTAGAAAGTTACTCAGAATATAAACCACAACCTATTACACTTCCGGCCGAATATAAACTCAAAGATATCGGCAAAGTGTGGGATCAAGGTAGTGTCGGAAGCTGTGTTAGTCATTCAATAGCAGAAATGTATAACTTTTATCAGCTAAGCCATGGAAAAACTCTGGAGAAAAAGCCTGATTGGTTATACTATCTTAGAGCTGATAAAACAATAGATGGAATGATGCCTGCCGAAGGTTTTGAGTTAATGAAAGCGGCCGGAGAAATAAAAATCTTCTCAAGAATATCAACTATTGAAGGAATTAAACATGCAGTGATAACAAATGGACCTGCACTTATAGCTGTTATTGTAAGAGACGGAGATCGTGATGACTTCTGGAATGGTTCTGAAAACTTAGGAGGACATGCGATAAGTATTGTTGGTTTCTCTAGAGATGGATTTATGATAAAAAATTCTTGGGGTTATGGATATGCAGAGTCCGGTTTTTCTGAGATGAGCTATGAAGATGCTGGAAAAGTAATTCGAGAAGCTTGGACTATAATAGAATAAAAAAAAAGAGACTAGTAAAGGGTTTAATTTTCCCAATACTAGTCTTTTATTTTCTTTATATTCTCTCTATAAATACTTCATAATCATCCTTACAATACCAACTTGGACATGTATGAGGATTTCCATGTCTATTTCTTTTTCCTCGGTCTATATAACTTTTCCATCTATATATTGTATCAGATTTCTTAAGAGCTTTCCACCAAACATCAAGTGTCGTTTTTATCCATGAACCTTTCTCAGCTATTATGTCTGATGGATTAACTAAAGGTTTATTATTATCATAGTCTCTCAAGTGATGCCAAATATAAGGTCCAGTATATACAAATCTCTTCGGCCTTGGAGAATATACGGCGATGAATTTTTGGTCGTCAGAATAATCATCATCTCCTGTGTAACAAAAATCTACTTGAATCTCTTTTATCCCGACCCTCCTTAGTATCGCCGTTTTTCATCAGGCCGTAAATTATAATACTCATCTCTTATTATCTTTTTCCCAGTCAAATCTCTAAGATAAAAGAATCTACCATTACCTTCTTTCCCAGGGATCATATCTTTAGGAGACTTACCTAATAGAAAAGTTTCAATATAACCTTTGGGAAATGCATAAAATCCCTTCCTAACTGGAGCTGTATGAAATCCTCGAAAAGGTGAATCCCCAGGGAGTGATCCCTCTTTATGATCCTGTGGAGATAAAGTACCCCACCTAAAAAATTCATAACTATTCCTCTTTTTCATAAACTCTATTTTTAAAAGTTACAGCCGAAAATCTCTTCTTTACTACTTTTAAGACTTTTTTCTCCAAAGATCGATACTCATTAGAAGAATAATCACGTTTTAATTCAATATATTCCCAAGGCTCGTCGTAAATAAATTCCCAATCAGATGTGCACTTAATTAATTCAGCTGTCCATGGATCTGAATGTCTCCACCTAAGATAAATACAATAACCTTGAGATGAAATCGGATCAAGAAAATAATAATAACATTGACTTGGACACCATATTAAATCCTCTATCCAATAACCTAATAATTGTTCGTTCATATATAATATACTGTTTTTCATTAACATATCTACTATATTATATGTTCCTTTAAATCAAGAAGGTGAAGCTCCTTCCATAAAAACTTTTAGTTTCACTTCTTTTTTTCATTTAGATTTTGAAACAAAAAACTCAGTAATTAGTGTTAGAACTACTGACGGTAATATATCTACAAACATATCCGTTAAAGTAGAATATTACTATAGATTAACTTCTAATGGTAGTAAACTAACTGATGTAGCAGTTGTTAATATAGACTCGGGAAGTTCAGAAGGAACAAAGACAGTCCCTAAAGTTTTTGGTTATCTAGGATCTACTATATTATCAATAACTCCTAGTTCATATGGAAATGAAAATTATACGTTTTAATTTAAGAAAGGAATATAAGATATTATATGTTCCTTTAAATCAAGAGGGTAAAATAGATACATATGTATTTTCAGTATCTCCGAAATCTGTCAGTTTTGATTCTAGTGGAGGTAGCGAAACTTTAAACATAACCTCAACAAAAAATGGAGCAACTATTGGATATACACATTCTTGGAGAGCCATGCTAAGTCAATTCACTTTCTCTAATGGAACTATATCCGCTTCATCTGCAGGTACTCTAGGAAGAAGTGATACATTAACATTAACACAAAATGAATCTGGAAGAACACAAACTATAAATGTATTTCAATCTGGTTCTGGAGGAGGCGGAGAGATACTAGATGATTGTACTATAACGGTAAGATTTGTACGTTATGGTACATCAGCTAACGCTATACATGTAGAAATAGACAAAGCACCTAAATCAAACCTTTCTGTAAGTATCAGTGCATCTTATACTAGATCAGACGGTTCTAAAACATATTCAGGTACATTAACAACTTCATTCTCTACTGGATCAACCGCAGGATCTGTCGTTTTCTTCAGTGATCTTATAAATGATTCATATGCATGGAATGGAGAAGGTGCTAATATTGTAAATTTTGCCAGAGTATCCCCAACTAAAGATAGTTATTACAATTATGGTACAAGAGTAGAAGAAATATAATTCTTAAGGAGAGACTTTTATCTTTATATTAACTGGAGCTCTTCTTGAATTCTTAGGGGTTAGTTTTAATGTTATATTATTTATGAACGAATTACTTCGATACATTACAGATATATATTGAATAGATTCTGTTATATATAAATCATAATGTTCCCCTCCCGGAAAAGAATAAGAAAAAGTAACATCAAAGCCATCTTCGTCAAAAGCTCTAAATAACTGAATTGGATAATTCGAACCCGGTACAACACTACTGAATTCATATAGTAGATTCAAAGGTTCTGTAACAGCAAAATTAACGAAACTATTAGTAACATTTGAAATGCTTCCCTCAACTCCTCCACGAATATTGTAAAAATACGTTATATTAAGATCACCCAAACCAAGATTCCAAGAAGTGTAACTCATACTCTGATTTAAAGGAACGTTTAGGATAGGTGTAACTCTTATATATGACGGACGCTGGAAATCCGAAAACCAGTAGTATAATAATATTTTTATAAACTTTGATATATGTGTAGAAGAATTGTATTGATTGATCAAAATGAAACAAAAGATTACATCAGATATTATGGTTCTGGAATTGGTAATGAAATTTATACAATTCAGGGACTAGATTCAATGTCTGAATTAGAAAGAAAAAAAGCTTTAACTATTAGTTATGGGGATGCAGCATTATTAGTTGGTGCAGAACCTTTTAAGTACCTACAGAAGTATTATCATTTTGGTATTAGAAATGAAAACTACTTTGATTGTTCTAAACTAAGAAGACTTAGTATAGAAGGTGGGGGATTTGTGAAATGTATATCAGACTTTCCGGATAATTCTGTGATTCAAGATTTTATGAGTTCTGAGTTTACTATTCATAGAGATTTCTCTTGGTTCAAGCATAAAGTATTACACACATTTCAAGAAGCAGTAACATTTTTTGAATGGCTTAGTTGTCTTCCTATAGATGAACCTCTTGGATTCGACTATGAAGCTTCAGGTATGCCTTTAGATAGGTGGTTTGAAATATCTGGGGCTTCTTTGTGTAATAATCAATACGGAGCATTTACATCTTTCACGGATATAAGAAGATACTCTACTCAAGAAGAATATGAACAGTTACTAGATATTTTTAGAAATATTCTTGAGGCTAGGATGGATCATATATGGGTATTTAATCAACAATATGAATTTCAAGTATCTCATAGAATGTTAAAATTTGTTGACTTATATAATCTCTGTGATGCAGGAATTATTAATGTCTTAGATGGGAATCACTTAAAAAAATATTCTCTGAAGTGGACAGCTCAGAATGTAGTAGAAGCAACTGTTTGGGATACTGATTTCGATAGATTAGAAGAATTATTTGATAAAATGTACTTTGATACTATCGGGAAGACAAAGAAAGAGAGAAAAAAAGTGTTAAAAGTAACTCCTGATAATTATAAAAATACACCTGAATGGAAAGAAATATGCTCCCTATATCCAGATTATATTCAAGAATTCGAAACATTGATTTCAGAATATTGGGGCTGTCCGTTTATGAATATCCCCAGCGATATTTTGGGATTTTATTGTAATCTAGATGCTTTTTATACGCTTCAGATATACTTACAAAGAAGAAATACTTATTCTGAAGAAGCTTTCCAAACATTTCTAGACAATTCTCGACTTGGAGCTAGATTACATTCATCCGGATTATATATAGATGAACCTTACCGTCTTAGGTATCAAAAAGAGTGTCATAGAATGATGGCTTGGGGAATTACTTATACAGCTACTGCTAGATGTAAAATAAAAATGGAAAAACATTCTAGATTAATGGCTAATATAAAAAAGTATAACCAAACCTGTAGAATACTTTTGGAAAATAATAAATTTTTTAATGGTAATTCTATAGAGATTACTAAGTATTTATTAACTAGTAACTTAGACTCTCTTGATGCCTATGAGACAGGAATAGACGAAGGGATGTTATTAATGACGTATGGACAAGATTTTGCCGAAAAATTCTTAGATATAATAAGAGAATCTATCGCAGAATCTAAATTTAAAGGAAAAATAGATCAGGGAGTAGCAAGAAAGAAAAAAATTCTTGGGATAATTTCAGAAAAACTATCTATTTTGTTAGGACTTGATAGACTTAAGATAACAGAAAAACACATAGAACTAGAGAAGTATTTATACTATGAACGAGCATATCAAGAATTATCTAGAATTAGCAGGGATCAGTTAAATGATATTAATAATATTCCTGATGTTATTAATGGATTCGGACAAACATTTAATCTCTTAGACTACTCTACATTTATTAGTAATAATTATTTCAAATGTAAGAGTCCTATAGAAAATGATGAAATAGTGGGAGAGATGTTTGGATTGTATAAGAGTGAGTCTTCTTTTATAGCAGCATTATCTGAGAGTATTCAACAACTTCCTGGAGAAAAGAAAGAAGATTTTTACAAAAACCTTGGAATAAATGACATAGAAGGTGCGTTTAAACATTTCATGTCTGAGTGGGAAGCCTATTATAAATCTTGTGGCAGTGATGGAGTATGTCATTATCAAGGTATTTATCCCAGTAAAATATTTGAGTTAGCTATATTATTCTGGAGAGATGGAATAGAAGTAGAAACAGCAAAAGATGTTCATCCGGTTAAAGATGTCTGGGCTGATTTTATGGGTTTTACTACTCAATCCCAGTTCTTTCCTGAATTTAATAAACAGTATGATTTTTATGGAATGCCCTTTCAAGAACAGGACTTAACAGGAAATTTCTTTTTTATGAGAAAATTTACAATAAATTATCTATTGTATAAGAAATATTCTAAGGTATTATCTACTTATATTGATGGCATGTTTAAAGCAAATAATAAGTGGGTAATTGAAGGAGAGGATCATATTCCTATCCGAGAAGCTGATCCCGGAGAGCCAGGTGCAGTAGAGAAATGTTTTGTACACTATGAAGTAAATACGAAATCTAGTAAAAGATGGTCTTCAGGGTTTCATACAATTATTAGTCACTCTGACCTAAAGGATTGCATTATTCCTCCGTATCATTATGACAATTTTGGTAATATGGTAGATGAAGGATTTGTAGAAACTTACTTCGATATTAGTTCTGCTGAAGTAAAAGCAGCAGGATTCGCTTCAGAAGATCCAGATCTAATAGATAAATTTCAGAAAGGCGAAGATATTTATATATATAGTGCAAAATTATATCTAGGAGAAGATTTTGAGAAACTTCAGGAGGCAATAAAGAAAATGTGGAGAAAAAGATTTAAAACTATATTTCTTGGAGTATTGTATGGTCTTGGAAAGAGAAGTCTAGCGGAAAGACTGAATTGCTCTGAAGAAGAAGCAGAAAATATTATTCAAGGGCTATACAAGAGTTTCCCAAAACTTAGAGAATACGTTGAAATTCAGCAGCAATATCCTCTTGATAACTTTGGATATGTAAATACTATGTTAGGAGATAAATTAAAAGTTCAAGAATATGAGTGGTTATTAAAATCTAATTCTGAAAGAGAAAAGAAGAATCTAATAGCTCGCATAAAAAGACTTGGCGTAAATCTTCCAATTCAAGGAGGAACTAGTTCTATTATGGCTAGAGGATTTATGAATAATATCAGAGTATCTAAAAAACAAAACTGGAAAAATCCACTACAGCCTATCATCGTCGTACATGACTCAAATACAAACTATGTCCCTGTTAGTAAAGTATTTGAAATAAGGAAATTTTACGATGAGAACTATACTAAATATTGTGCTTCTTTTGGTCCAAGGATTATGTTATTATTTGACCTTCTCTTAGGAGTATCTTATGAAAAAGCATGTCCAATGAAAACAATCGATGATAATACAGTAGAATATAAGGGAAGTGCTTATTCATTATTAGGAATATATGATAAGATCATGAATTGTCCAGATCTAAATGTGGAATGTAGTATGAGAAGAGAAGACATAATTCCAGAATTTATTAAAGATCCTATAGATAGATTTATTTGTGAGAAAGGAACCTGTATAGTTAAAGACCTTAGTAAGTATACCATACAGTTTCATAAGTTGAATTGATTCTCTAAATTTAAAATAAACTTATAATAAAAAAAATAAATCAATATTCTACACAAATAGACTGATTAGCAAAAAAAAAGAACTAGGAAATAAAAATCCTAGTTCTTTAATTTTCTTCTACTATATTAAACGTTCCTTTAAATCAGTATGCTAAAGTTGAAGTAGTCAGACATGTCAATATACATTTAGATGGTAATAGACCAACTGGTATATATGAGTATGAAGTGAGTGGTTGGATCGAAGGACCTGGAATATCAAAAAGCTATTCATTTAGTAGAGATAATGCAGACGTAGAAGTGTCTAGAGGAATAGAATCTGCTACTACTGTTACAGTGACGGCAACATTTAGTTATAAAAGAAGTAATTCTGATTACTGGAGAGAAGGAAATGCTACGGTGTCTCCCAGCTCCCAGTCTTGGAATGAAGGAGAAAGTGGTTATAAAACATTTTCAGTATTTGTTTACACAATATCATAGTTAATTATAAATATAATTAGAATCTTGACTTGGAGTTACTACAGTTCTGTTAATTATAAGCGACGAGTTCTTTGAATTAGAGGTATATATAGTTTCACTAACAGTACTTCCTATACTAATAGATGTGGTTCCATTTACTGGAATTTCTTCAGGAAATTGATAATGTACTCCACTATATTCAATTTTTAGATCAGATGTTACAGGATACCTACATTCAAGATAATATCTTGTACTATACTCAGAAATCTTTTCGGATTTCAAGACCGGTCTATTAGGAAGTAACTCTTGTTCTTCGTAACTAAGATTTATTGTAACTGTTTTTCCAGATTCATTCTGTGTTAGGGTTAGTGTACTTTGAAGATCTATGCTACCACTATAATTCTTTGCAGTTACAGTACTTCCAGAAAAGCTGAAGTAAGAAGATTCTATAACGCCTCCAGATAGCTTGTAACTGTATCCAAGACTCTCAGTACTTCCATTAGAACCACTTTTAGTAGATACTATAGATAAAGTCCTTGTTCCTCCTTCTCTTGGAAATTTAATAGAGGTAGGTGAGACAGTAAATGTATATGTTATAATATTACCCTCTTGATTTAAAGGAACGTTTATAGTTAACTATTGAGACCTGAAAATCTTATATATGTATATTATTAACTAATA